TGCTCGCGACCAAACCGATCAAACGGTTACCCGGTGTAAGGGCTGTCTCATCAGTAGTTCTTGAAACTCGAATATCATTCAGTTGCGCTTGAGGGCAATTAGTGGTGAGCGTATAATTAACGCCACCACGTGTACCCAAAAACATACCTGTGACATAAGGAATCATATGCATGGTATTGAATGCATAATTAGCTGTTCCAACTGATAGCACTTTATTAGCACTAGTTGACCACGAAGTTGGTACATAACCCGGTGTATAGGGTATTCGGAATATTCCTTTACGGTAAACATTGAAGGCGGACACGGTCCCAATTGGAAATGGAACACAATCCACAATCTGACTTCTACGCATCAGTTTGCGTAAAGACAAGACCGCTTCTCCAAAATTCATACCATACCTATTGTCGCTCGGCGCACCTCGTGGACCAAAAACTACATAATTTCCATCATCAGATTGAAGTTGGAAGTCACGAGCATTTGGTTCACAATCGCTCTGAAGAGCGAAAAAGGATGGAGTAGGTACAGTATCGTCTACAGTAATATTGCTGCGAGGATTCGAAAATTCGAAATCATCACCTGCAGAAACATAGAACAAAAGTTTAATTGTTCCAGCAGATGGTGCCTCAAGTGCATTGTAAACTCGCACCGTTAGTAAACCATTATCTTGTCCATTACGCGGAGCTAGGCTGAGATTTTGCGAAACATAATTCACATCACCCGCTGCTGTGTTCGCTGACAACCAGGCAGTTGCTTGGTGATATGGGACTTCTATAGTGACCTCGTCCGTAGCTCCCAGATCCATAATGTGTGTGTATACCACATTTGTACCAGCATTTGTAATGGAAATATTATTAACTGGATCCCATTGGATCTTAATACGACCTTTGTGGTATTTTGTGGCTACTGCTTTAACACGAATTTTGATAGTCCCCCGCCAATTTTGGAACATATTGGCCATATAAGCTAATGGAGTGTCGTAATATCGATAACCCTTAGTAGTGCCATTTATCAGAGACACAACATTTCTAATGCTCGGGTTAATACGCACCGAGAAAAGTGCGGTGTTAACAGTAGCTGTAGTAGACCAATTAGCGTCCCCAAAAAACGATTCTTTCTTCTTTAAGTAATTAATCGATAACTCATCTTCTCGAGGTAGAGAAAACGGAGCTGGATCTATAGAAAGTTCTGTTTTAGGATCAAGTGCTAATTTTTGGTAGGGAACTGAAATATCTGATGTAGCAAGATGTGGAGCAGACATTTGGTAAATTGGATTCACATCCGCAATATTAGGTGGATTAGTAAAACCAAATATACTGGCAATCTTAGAAACGGCGCTGGCTCCAATTTGTGTTGCACGAGCAAAAGGCCCGATAATAGGAATCTTCGTCAGCATACCAGCAGCTGCTGAGACTGCAGAAGCAGGCGCTGAAACAGCACCAGTCCCATACTCGTCTGACTGAAGAGCCAATTTACTAGTTGGACCCATAAGTTCCACATTTTCTGCCCATGCCATCACACGCACACTTATAGTTGTAGAAGCTGTCGCTAAAGCAATATTCAATGGCGCATATACAACAAACGATAATTTACCCATTTGTTGAACATCTGTAACACTCGTAATATCTAACCAATTCTTATGATAAAAGAATGGTAATTCCATTTCGCCACCCATATTCTTGGCTGGATCTACATAAAACCCTGGTGTTTGCGAATGAGGCACTCTTAATGGTGCACTAGTTAAGGGGTTCGTTCGAATCTTTGACGGTATTAAACCATCTAGAGGTTCGTAAGAAACCCGCAAAGCACCATATTGGAAAGGTGTCCCGTTTATCAAAACTTTGATACGCAATTTTCCTCGGAGAAATGCATAATTATTCAATTTTTGAGCAACGGGTATTTGATTCATCCAAGCAAACCAAGGTTGGAGCGTTGTTAATACACCAACATTATCTGTGGTGGACCAATCAAAGCTAGAGATTGTAACTGGACGGGCTAAAAAAGTTTCTAGCGGAACGTCCGTTAAATCTGCATTAGCAATCTGAGGATCAGCATTACTGGTCCACATTGCTGCCTCTTGTTCTTGTTCTACAAAGGAGGTTGTTACCTCCGAACTTTCGTTC